GTAAGCTAGAGAGCCGGGGGGAGCAATCCCCCCGTTTCTTTCCACAGTAGGAGTTCGATGTGCAGCGATATACCAATTTCATAGCATCGACGACTGCTACCAATTCGACCCTGACTGTTCTCTCCAACGCTAGCTGTGTGGTCTACATTGCCGGCACGCTAGGCGCTGCGACCCTTTACAGCGACAACGGCGTCACGCCGCTAGCCAACCCTTTCTTGTCTTCAGCCACCGGACGCATTGACTTCTACGCAGCCAACGGGCGGTACGATGTTGTGGTGTCTAAGGTTGGCTATTTGACTGTCACGATCAGTGACATCGAACTTGATGATCTGTTAGCGCCTTCTGGCAGCAATAGCGTGGGCTATCTGCCTGCTGGAACTGGCGCGGTTGCCAGCACAGTCCAGACCAAGCTGCGCGAGAGCGTGAGCGTGAAGGATTTCGGGGCTGTTGGGGATGGCACGACGGATGATACGGCTGCGATTCAAGCGGCAATCGACGCCAACGGCGGCAAGGTAATATTTTTCCCGTTGGGAACCTACAAGATTACCGCAACAATTTTAGTATCGGTTACTAACACTAGGTTAGAAGGCAGCGGACAAGTTTCTCGCGTTTACAATGCCGGCTCGGGCGATGCATTTAAGTTCTATTCTGTTTCGACTGCGTTAACATCGTTTTTGTCGAATTGCGGAATTAGCGAGCTTTACATCGATCACGCGCCATCCGCAACGACAACTGGGGCAGCTGTACGGCTCGTTCAATGCAACGGTTTTTGGTTAAACAATATGTACGTTGTTAACCATCCTGAAGGCATTAAAATTCTAGGCGGGCAGCTAAACAATTTAAGCAATTTTCAGATTTATTCGTCCGCGGCTATGGCAGACATTAGCGGCACCACGGACTCGGCGCTGCTAACATTGTTAGAAACGCCTACAGACGGGGCAACATATCAGCCTTGCTATACAGTGCGTCTAAGCAATTTTGCAATTAGCACAACGTTTCGAACGCAAACTTGCGTTATGGTTGGCAATGTTGACGGATTAGCGGTTAATACTGCTTATATTAACTTGGCAAAAAACACGCTCTGGCGATTTAAAAACCAACGCGACACCTCCTTTATTGCGGGGGTGACAATTAGCAATGTGTATTTTGATTGCGGACCGTATGTTCTCGATTCTGCAATGGATGCTCCGGCAGATGGGTTTGCATCCTCGTTTTTGTACAATATTAACTTAAGCAATTGTTTTACAAACGGTTGCAAAGAAAGTGCTTTTCTTTTTGCTAAGGCAGCTAACAATTTAGTTTTTTCTGGTTGTTCTTTTGAGAACCTTAAAAAAAGCGCGATTGATTTGACCGGAACGGTTTCCTTTGGAAACTATATTATTTCTGGGTGCGAAACCAATGCTGTGGGCAATGCCGCGCTTGGTTCGGGCATTGTTAAAATTAATGGCGGATTGTCCTTGACGGCTACCGGAAACAAATTTCACGGCGCAGCGGGATGCGGCGCGGCAATTGATTTAAGCGGCACGATTAATAGCGTCACTATCTCGGGCAACACAATTACGCAAGCCACTACAGACATTGCCAATGCTGCAACGATTGCTAATCTGGTTTATAGCGGCAATAACAGCGTCAACACGGCGGCGGCAACGTCGTTAGAAGGCCTGCTGATTGGCAACCAACCAAACAGCAACACGTTGGTGTTGGATTGGTATCAGGAAGGCACATTTACGCCAACCATGGCGTTTGGCGGCGCTTCCGTTGGCGTGACCTACACGGGGCGCAATGGTCAGTACACCCGTATTGGCAATCAAGTCACATTTAGCATTTACGTTAACCTTAGCTCCAAAGGTTCAAGCACGGGCATTGCTTCCATTACCGGCTTGCCATTTGCGATTGATTCTGGCTACCCCGTTGTTGCGTCTTTGCGTTTGAGTGATAGCGCCACCATTGGAACCGAAATGATCAACGCAGCCCTGTCGTCAGGAACAAGTGCGGTTTTGTACGGCACCGTTGCTGGCACATCTAGCGCGCTGACAGATGTGGCGATCAACAACGCATCCACAATCCAGATTAGCGGCACGTACAAAACAACATGACCAACCTCCAGCACCTAGCCATCGCCATCGCGCTCCAATGCTTCATTGGCCTAGTCGCCGACAACTGGTGGGCTGGCGCTGCACTCGCTGCTGGCGTCTTCATCGGTCGCGAGCACGCGCAAGCTGAGTACCGTTGGATCGAACAGTTCGGCGAGCACAAGCGCGCCAACATGAATCCGTGGGACGCGCTAGAGCCGAAGATGTGGGACTTCCATAGCTGGTTCTGGAACCTGTCGCTGCCCATACTGGCAGTACTCGCAATCGCCGGGACAACTCAATGGCTATAATCGTACCCACCTCTAGCTTTAGCACGCCAATTACTGCTGGCGACCAGATTAACGGCGCGTTGCGCCTGCTGGGCCAGTTGGCCGAGGGTGAAACACCCTCGCCCGAGACTTCCGCCGACGGGCTAACCGCGCTCAATCAGATGCTGGACTCGTGGAGCACTGAGCGCCTGAGCGTGTACAGCACGCAAGACCAGATTTTTACATGGCCGGCTAACACCATTAGCCGCACGCTTGGCCCGTCTGGTGACTTTGTGGGCAACCGCCCCGTGCAGCTAGATGATTCGACGTTCTTTCGTGATGCCTCGACCGGCATCTCGTACGGCATCAAGATAATTAACCAGCAGCAGTACAACGGCATTGCGGTTAAGACAGTGACCTCTACTTATCCGCAAGTCATGTGGATAAACATGGATTACGCCAACATTGACATGTACATCTACCCCGTGCCAACGCGGGCGCTAGAGTGGCATTTCGTGTCAGTGGTCGAGCTAGCGCAGGCCGTGTCGTTGTTCACCGTGCTGTCGTTCCCCCCTGGTTACATGCGGGCGTTTCGCTACAACCTCGCCTGCGAGCTAGCGCCGGAGTTTGGTGTCGAGCCATCGCCTACGGTTCAGCGCATTGCGATGACCTCCAAGCGCAATCTGAAACGTATCAATGCGCCGGATGACATCATGAGTATCCCGTATAGCATCGTGAGCACGCGGCAACGCTTTAACGTGTTCAGTGGCAATTACTAAGTGAAGTCTCCTATTCTCGGCCAGTCGTACGTCGCCCGCAGCGTCAACGCTGCCGACAACCGGATGGTCAATCTTTTCCCCGAGGCCACCCCAGAAGCTGGCAAGACCGCTGGTTTCTTAAACCGTGCGCCCGGCCTGCGTTTGCTCGCTACTGTCGGCACAGGGCCTGTGCGTGGCTTGTGGGCGCATGGCGGCGAAGCCTACGTCGTGTCTGGCAGCCAGTTCTACAAGCTAAGCTCGGCATACGGCGCGACCTTGATAGGCTCGGTCAGCGGCACTGGGCCGGTGAGCATGGCCGATAACGGCACCCAGCTGTTTATTGCCTGCAACCCGGACGGATACGTCTACGAGATGGTCACCGGCGCGTTTGGGCAGATTACCGACGTAGATTTTGCTGGCGCGCAGGCGGTGAGCTACATCGACGGCTATTTTGTTTTCAATCAGCCTAATTCACAGGTTTTTTGGATAACGTCTATCCTTGGCACATCCATTGACCCGCTGGACTTCGCCAGCGCAGAAGGCTCCCCCGACGGGTTGGTCACGCTGATCGTAGACCATCGCGAGTTGTGGCTTTTCGGCACTGATTCGGTTGAAGTTTGGTACAACTCCGGCAACGCGACCTTTCCGTTTGAGCGCATCCAAGGCGCGTTCAACGAGATTGGCTGTGAGGCGCCCTACTCGGTTGCCAAGCTCGACAACGGCATTTTCTGGCTAGGCTCTGACACCCGCGGCAACGGCATCGTTTACCGGGCGAACGGGTACACCGGCCAGCGGGTAAGCACGCACGCGGTCGAGTTTGCCATCCAAGGCTACGCCGACCTGTCGGACGCAGTGGCCTACACCTACCAGCAAGAAGGACACGCCTTCTACGTCCTGATATTCCCTAGCGCGGGCGCGACATGGGTCTATGACGTGGCGACCAACTCGTGGACTGAGCGCGCCGGGTTCGCGGCTGGCGCATTCACCCGCCACCGCTCCAACTGCCAGATGAACTTCAACGGCGAGATTGTCGTGGGCGATTTTGAGAACGGCAACGTTTACGCCTTCGACCTAGATGTGTACGCCGACAATGGCGCCGAGCAGAAGTGGCTGCGCTCATGGCGTGCGCTACCTAGCGACACCAATGACCTAAAACGCACCGCTCAACACAGCCTCCAGCTGGACTGCGAGACTGGCGTAGGCCTAGCGACCGGCCAAGGCAGCGATCCGCAAGTGATGCTCCGCTGGTCAGATGATGGCGGCCACACATGGTCGAGCGAGCACTGGCGCTCGATGGGGCCTATTGGCCAGTTCGGGCGGCGCACTATCTGGCGCCGGCTTGGGATGACGACCAAGATTCGTGACAGGGTGTACGAAATTTCCGGCACCGACCCAGTCAAGGTATCGATTGTCGGCGTCGAACTGAGCGTTACCGCGACCAATGGCTAACCCGACCAACATTCCGGCGCCTCGTGTCGGGTTCATCGACCCGCGCACCGGATTGATGGCGCGGGAGTGGTATCGATTTTTCTTCCAACAGTTTGAGCAGGTGGGCGGCGGCACCGGGCTAACGCACAATGGCCTCACAGGGCTACAGGGAGGCGCTGGGGGCAACTATTACCACCTAGGGCTAACTGACTACACCGGCAACGGCACAGGCACTCTGGTGCGCTCTACGTCGCCTGTGTTGGTTACGCCAGCGTTGGGGACGCCGACTAGCGGCATAGTGACCAATTGCACCGGCTCACCCGCGCTGGTTATCACCAACTGCACTGGCTCGCCTACCCTAACAGCACCCCTGCTAGGCACGCCAGCGTCCGGGGTTATTACCAACTGCACTGGCAGCCCAACGCTCGACATTACGAGCTGCACCGGCTCGCCCACCCTCACGGCCCTGACGGCCACTGTCAATATCCGCATTAGCGGCAACGGCAGTCTGGGCTACAGCACCGGCTCGGGTGGCGCTGTCACGCAGTTAACTAGCAAGACCACGGGGGTCACGCTGAATAAGTCGAACGGCAAGATAACGATGGAGGCTACCACCGCCATTGGTATTGCCGCATCTGTCGTGTTCACGTTGACCAATAGCTTCATTGCGGTAACGGACGCCGTTATAGCCAACATCGCCACCGGCGGGACGGCTAACGCTTATACGATCGACGTGCTCACCGTAGCCGCTGGCAGCGTGGGCTTGCGGGTCACTAACATTACCGCCGGTATATTGAGCGAGGCCGTTGTGGTAAGTTTTGCAATCATTAAAGCCGTCGCGGCTTAGGTATTTCACATGACAGCATTTATCAGCCCGCCGCCTCGGTTGCAGTTCTTCACCAACGCCGGCGTCCCTATGGCCGGCGGGTTCCTGTACACCTACGCTGCCGGCACCACGACGCCTTTAGTTACCTATACCGACTCAACTGGCTTAGTTGCCAACACCAATCCGGTGATCTTGGATTCGCGTGGCGAGGCTAGCATTTGGCTGGGCGGAGTTGGCTACAAGTTCAAGCTAGCAACGCCTGCTAATGTGGACATCTGGACGCAGGACAATATTGCGCCCGGCTCTAGCGCCTACATGAGTTACGTCCCGGCCGGCGCGGGTGCTGTTACCACGAGCGTGCAAGCTAAGCTGCGGGAGTCCGTTTCGGTTAAAGACTTTGGGGCTGTTGGTGATGGGGTGACTGACGATTTTGCCGCCATCACGTTGGCGTTGGCCGCGTCGTCTGGGCGCGAGCTGTTTTTCCCAGCCGGCACTTACAAAATAAATTTTGCCGGATCAAACGCTCTGACCCCATTGGTCAATTGCAGCTTGGTAGGTGAAAACAAGCACAGCACAATTTTAGACTTTGTGCCGTCGTCTACTTCGTTTCGAAATTTGTTTAACATTGTAAACAATGGTTTTAGTATTTTAAACTTTACCGTGACAGCAACTGCCATTGCCGCATCGGCATTTGCATTTTTTAAAGTAGCTGCAACTTCAACAATTATTGATAATTGCATTATCAACGGCGGCGCAACAAACGTCGGCGCGGTTATTTCTCGCAATGCTTATGGAATTCTGTTTCCAGAAGCTGCAAATGCAACCGACCTCTACGTTAAAAATACTAAACTAACGCGCTTGACGTACCCGTTATTGAAAAACAATGCCGCCACATCAACGCAGACAAATGTCAATTTTATTAACAATTGGTTTACCTTCAATTATTACAACGATTTAGGGTTTAATACTCCAAATGGCGTAATCACAAACGTTTTGATTGATGGGAACAAGTTTGACAATAATCAAACCATTGATTCGGTTGGGCCAACGCAAGCATTAGGCATTGCACTTGCAAGCGTTTCCAATTTTGTTATCACCAATAATATTTTGCAAAACAAATACACTGACGCTATCCACATTGAAGAAAATTCTTACAACGGAACAATTTCAAACAATGTTATTCATGTAGACGGCAACGGCATAGAGTTCAACGGCAACAACATAGGCGGGCCAACAACAGCCCCGTCCTACATTACAGTTTGCAACAATTCCATTGTAAAAACCGGCACGCTTAGAGAAACAAATAAGTGGGGAATACGGCTCATTTATAACGCATCGCTTCACCCGCCTGCTAACAATATTGTAATCAGTTCGAACGTGGTAAATAAGTTTGAATGGGGCTTGTACTTGGTGGCGTTGCAAGATACGTCCGTGGTGATTGACGGAAATCTATTCAGTGATCACGAAATTGGAATTGTATCGACTGATGCATCCGTCACGCTTTCTAATAACGTAACCTCTAAATGTGACGCTGGCGTTGGTTCTTATTTTTTGGTTGTCCCCGGAACTTTGACTGCAAACGAGCATACGTTTATTGATTGCGTCGCCGTGGCTACAAACTCAAGCCTGCCAGTTACATTGCTTAACCCAAAGTTTATTTTTGCAATTTTTGACCATCCGGGCACGGGCGCGGTTTACAAAAATATTCTTGTGGCCGGCGCTAACGACCGGGCACACGGGTTTTTTGAGGAAATTGAAAACTGCTCTGGGGTTTCTGATTATTCAAGGCGGCGCGACTTAATTTTGTGGGACGGCGCAGCTTTTACGGTTACCAATCAAATGAGCATTCAACCGGGGGCAGTTACGCTCACCTCGGTTCGCAACGCCGGCATTTTGGCCGTAAATGTAAATTCAGCGGTTGCAAAAACAAGCATGCGACTGCAAGTAAAGTTAAACGGCATGGCAGTGGTGGCAATCTAATGAAACCAGCCCGCCCCCCCCGCGTCAAAAAGATTGAGAAGATGCTCGCGCTGATTGCGGGCAACGTGGCCGAAGCCGAGAAAGCGATGCTGACCATCGAGCAGACCGAGTGCCCGGTGTTTCACAACTTTGGACCTGGCATCTACATTCGGGAAGTGCACGCGAAGGCGGGTTCCTTGATCGTAGGACACCACCACAAGTACGCCCACACCAACGTCCTGCTGAAGGGCCGCATGCTGCTAATGTCGGAGAATGGCGTTCTAGACTTCAAAGCCCCGCACATGTTTGTGTGGCCGGGCGGGCGCAAGATTGCCTACTTCCCAGAGGACATGATTTTCCAAAACATCTATGCCACCGAGCTGACCGACATTGATGAACTTGAAGAATATCTGGTCGAGAAAAGCGAGGCGTGGCAAGAAAACGCGGCGTTGTCGTTTGAAGTTAAAAAGCTACTTTGTGAAGTAGACCGCGCTGGTTACCCGGCACCGGAAGAAATCTCGGCGGTGGTGCTGGACGCCATCGACCCGGACGTTGAGCGAGTGCGGCTGGACAGTTCCAGCATTCGGGTTTGTCCCTCGCCGATCAGTGGGCAAGGCATCTACACGCAAGCGCCAGTAACTCAGGGTGACGTTATCTGCCAACTTAAGATTGCCGGGACGCACACCGAGTTTGGCGCCCACCTTAACCATTCCCTGTCCCCGACCGCGATGCTTATTTCGCTGCCGGACGGGGGTATCGATTTAGTGGCTCTGCGCGACCTCGATGGTTGCAAGGGCGGCGACAATGGCACTGAGTTGACGGTCGATTACCGTTTTGCTCTGGCGGCTTAGGAGGTTTTAGCATGGCATTTGCAGCAGTGGCGGCAGGCATAGGCGCAGTTGGCAGCATTGCGGGCGGCATTTCAGGCGCTAACGCATCCAAGCGTGCGGGCAAAAACGCGCTAAACCGCGCGAAAAAAGAAGCCGCCGCAACGCTAGCCGAAACGCAAAGAGCGCAGGCGCTACAGCAGCAGCAGTACAACCAGAACAAAGACATTCAGTACGCCATTAATGAGCAGAACAAGTCTTACATGGAGCCGTACCGGCAGGCTGGCATCACGGGCCAGAACCGATTGCTGACCCTGATGGGGTTGAATGGCGGGGATGGTAACGCGGCGGATTACGGGCGGTACGCTAAAGACTTCCAGATGTCGGATTATCAGGCAGATCCTGGCTATGCGTTTCGATTGCAGCAGGGCATCGATGCCATGAATAAATCCGCTGCTGCTCGCGGCGGGCTAATGTCTGGCAGCGCGATAAAGGGCGGCATAAAGTTTGGGCAGGACATGGGATCTGAGGAGTACGGCAACGCTTATGCCCGCTACCAGCAAAACCGTGCTAACCAGCTAAATCCACTAGGCTCATTTGCCACTGCTGGCATGAACGCAGCCCAAAACACCTCCGCGACCAATGCACTCTACGGTGGCCAGATGGGTGATGCTTCGCGGGCCTACGCCAACACGCAAAATGAATTGGGGCTAGGCGGGCAACAAAGGGCCAGCGGGTATTTAACCGGCGGGCAGGAAGCGCAGGCCGCCGGTAGAATGGGCGGGCAAAGCGCCATGAACACCGGGTTCTCGAACGCGGGTAGTTCGCTACAGAATGCGTTGCTGATGAATCGGTTGTTTCCGAGTGAAAGAGCTGGCAACGCACCGTTTCAAGGTGGGTTTGCCGATGCTCTTCCGGCAATTAGCAACGTGAACCAATACATGCCTCCGTGGGCCAGCGGGAGACGATAACATGTCAGACGCCTTCAACCAGATGCTCGCCCAAGGCCCGACGCCTATTAAGTTTGAGAATCCCGTCAACCAGATGGCGCAACTGATGCAGCTCAAAAACGCCCAGCAGACGGGCGTTGTTAACCAGATGGCGATTGATAAAGGCAACCGGCAGATTGCCGATCAAGCGACGCTACGCAATATGCTCGGGCGGACGGGGTTTAACGTGAACGACCCAACTCAGCGGGCGCAATTGCTTGGGTACGAAGGCGGGCCGGATATTGTGTCGGCGCTGGATTCATCCGCACTTAACAAATCAAAGCTAACAGAATCAACTAACAAAGCAGTAGCTAGCGGGATTCTTAATTCGCAAAACCTCATGGCTAATGTTGACCCCGACGCTCCAGATGCCGTGCCAAGACTAAAAGCAATTATTTCGGCAACTTTTCGAAATCCTGAAGTTGCAGGGTTTTTTGCAACGCATGGGCAGACAGAGCAAGGCGCGTTTGATTCAATAGACCAAGCGGCAAGCAGCGGGAAATTAAAAGGCTGGTACACAAGCGCAATGTCAAATGCTGAATCTGTTAGAAAAAGCATGGAATTACAGGGCACGCCGCAAAGTCCGGTAGCAAAAATGCAAGCCGACTTGGCAAGACTACCGCAGGGGTCGCCAGAACGCGCTGCTTTGGAGGCTGCTATAACCAAAGCGGGACAATTTGCGCCTTCCGCTGACGATAAACCAAAACGGCAAATTGTTGTAAATGAAAATGGTGAGTTTGTTTCCGTGGATACTAATACCGGATTAGATCCAACTGGCAACCCGGTTGTTGGGCGCCCAACTGCCGCAGAAGAAAAAGACAAATTTGAAAAACAAAATAAAAGTCGTCGAATGGAAGTTGGCCTATTAGCTCTTAATGAGCTTATTGGAACAGAAGCAACAGACACAACTCCAGCAGTGCCAGGGGTTCTTGACGTTGCGACTTCAAGCGGCGTGGGAACAGCGGTTGATGCGGCTGCTCAAGTTTTTGGAAAGGAAACTAAAGGCCGGATAGCTACTGGAGAAGCGGAGATATTGGCCGATTCAATTTTGAAAACAATTGATCGTTTTGAAGGCCCGCAATCTGATAGAGATACATTGTCTTATCAAAAGGCCGCCGGTCAATTAAGCAACCCAAATGTAGGCAGAGAAACAAAAATAGCTGCCGCAAAAAGGTTAAGAGTGGCTTTTGAAAAGGAAGCTGCTTTCTTAAAAGCAAGGGACGCCGGCAAGTCTAAGCCGCCGCCTAATGGGGGGAAGCCGGCAAAAGCAACGCTTTCGCCGGAAGATATGGCAGAGCTTGACGCAATCGTTGGCGCGCAATAATGGCTACGGCCGATCAATTGGGCACGTGGATCCTCGCCAACAAAGACAAAAAAGGAACCCCGGAATTTGCAAAAGTTGTGCAAGGGTATGCCGCGATTAGAAACAGCCAAACGCCGGATGAAGCTACCCCGCCCCCAGCTCCAGTCCCGGCCCAACCTGAAGCTCCACCAGCCACAGCGATGCAAGAACTTGGCATGGGAACGCGAGATGTAATTGAAGGGTTGGCAACTGTTCCAGCGATGCTTTATGACCTTGCGGCTTATCCGCTTAATCAAGGCCCGGTGGGTAACTCGATTTATAGCACTGCGCGCAGTGCCAATATCCCATCAGGCGCATCGCAAGTAAGGCGTGGATTAACCGCGCTTGGGCTTCCAGAGTCTCGAAACAATCTTGCAAGTGCAATTGTACGCGGTGGCGCTAGCGCGCTCACCCCGATGGGTGCTGCGGGTCTTTACAAGCCCGCCAGCATGCTAGGAACTGGAATTAAAAATACACTAATTGCACAGCCAGCCGCGCAGATTGTATCCGGCGGCACGTCAGCCGGCTCTAGCGAACTTGCAAGAGAAGCCGGTTTTGGCCCTGTTGGTCAGACAGTAGCAGGACTCGCCGGTGGCCTTGGTGGCGGTTTGGCCGCTTCCGCAAGGAAGCCAAAGCCTGCAAGTCTTAGGGATGCTGCTGAAGGAGTAGAAACGGAAGCTAAAGCGTTTTTTAGAGATTCGGAAGCTCAAGGATTGGCTGTTTCGGATTCATCGTATAAATCATTTGCCACAAAGCTAAGGGCAACAATTGAAAACGAAGGTTTAGATAAAGATTTAACGCCGTCTTCAAATGCCGCATTGAACAGAATTTCTGCCGAAATTGACACCGGCCCAATGACGTTGGAAAAAATAAACACGCTTAGGAAAGTTATTGGAGCGGCTGGCGGCAGCACAGCTCCTGCTGATAGAAGATTAGCTTCTAAAATGAAAGAAGGATTAGACGATTACTTAGATAATCTTGACCCCAACGCAGATATTATTGCCGGGAATGCCTCGGCTGTTGATTCTTTAAAAACAGCGCGCAAATTATGGACTCGCTTGTCTAAAGCGGAAAAAATTGAAAGCCTTATCAACAGGGCCGATTTATCTGCCTCTGATAAAGCAACCGCAATACAACAAGAATTTAGAACTTTAGCTAAAAACCCAAAAAAAATGCGCCAATTTACGCCAGAAGAACAATTTCAAATAAATAAAATTGTTAAAGGCGGCCTTGGGATGAAAATTCTAGAGGCGCTTGGTACTTTTGCTCCTACAGATTTACGCGGGGTAGGGCAGGTAACGGCAGCGGGAATGGGCGGAGGCGCTACCGGCGCGGCTGCTGCTGCCGCAGGCGGGATGGCTGCAAAATTTGCCGCAGGCAAACTGGCAGCAAAACAAGCGCGTGAGGCTTTTGAGTTAATGTTAAACGGTGCTCCGACAAGAGCGCCGCAAAGGTCAGTACCGGGTGGTCTTGGCGCGGTAACTGGAACAATCTCTAATTCTGAACAAGACCAGCTAGGACGATAAATGGACTATCAGCCTCTAATCAACTACGGATTTGCCTCATTCTTCGCCGTTGCCGGCTGGTTTGCTCGAGAGCACATTGCATCCATGAAAGAAATTAAGGGTGACATATCAAAAATGCGCGAAAGCGGGCCGACAACGTATGTGCTCAAAGAAGATTATCGGCGAGACATCCTTGAGATTAAGGCGATGCTGACCAAGCTGTACGACCGGATTGATAAGATATGATCGAGACCTATGATCGGACTGATATTCTATGATCGAAACCCTCGGCGAAAAGCAGCGCCGCTTCACCCGGCTGGTTGGCCTGTTGATCGAGTGGGCCTACGCCAACAACTTCGAACTCACGTTTGGGGACGCCTACCGCAGCGTGGAGCAGGCCAAGCTAAACGCCGCGGCAGGCAAGGGCATTATCAGCAGCCTCCACTGTGAGCGTCTGGCGATAGACTTGAACTTATTCAGGCATGGGGACTACCTGAAGGCTAGCGAGGCGTATGCGCCTCTAGGGGCCTACTGGGAGTCACTCGGGACTGACTGTGCATGGGGCGGGCGCTTTAGTAAGCCCGACGGTAACCACTTCTCTATCCGATTTGGGGGGCGAGCATGAATTACTTTATCGACCGGCTAAAAGAACCCAGCACTTGGCGCGGGGTGGCGCTGATGCTGGGTGCGTTAGGCGTTGGCGTGTCCCCTGACATGATCAATGCAATCGGCAGCGCGGTCATTGCCGCGTTGGGTGCTATCGAGGTTATTCGGCGGGAGCGTCGTCCTCAGCCTTAAGCTCGCAGGCCATGCAACGGCCGTTATGTTTGGCAGTCTCCAGCGCGTGCCGGAGCTGCCAAACTTGAGCGCGCAGGCTGTCGTTCTTGGCAATTAGTTCTCTAGTCCATTCTTCGTCTGTCATGCGCCCCCCAGCAGTTTGTTGATGTACCAGCGCGCCTTTTCCAAGTCCTGCGCGCCTCCTTTTAATTTCCATCGCCACAAATACTTGATAGCAGCGCCAGTACAGACCGCCTCGATGCCATGCAGGCCGGTGGTGGCGGCCTCAATAGCATCGATGCATTCAACGCCGCCTGCGGTGTAGTGGGCGGGGTGGTTTACTTGGTCGGTCATTCTGGTTTCTCCTTTGCTGCATCCCACACTTTCCGCGCCGCCGCCAAAATTTCAAATGCTTTATTCTGTTGTTTTTGCCCCTTGAAATATTCAATGCGCCACTTACTCAGCGCCGCCTCCCACACGGACTCCGCTTTCTCTAGCTCGGTCATTCTGATTTCTCCTTTTCCGCAGCCAGCGCCTTCCATGCCTCAGCCGCCTTCGCCATAGCCGATGTCCGCGCCTTCTGCGCCACCTCCAACGCCTTCTTAGCCTGCCGCGCCGCCACATCGGCAGCCCATGCCGCCGTCTGCGCAGCCGCCGATGCCGCTTCCGCTTCTTCTAAAGTTTTCACTCTGGCTTCTCCTTTGCCAGCCTTAGTACCCGACGCTCGCGCTCTAGCTTGCGGTTCCGGTTGCGGGGCTTGTCCTCCCGGTAGGCTGGGGGCTTGCGCAACTCAATAATCGGCAACCCCTCAACTTCCCGCTCGTCCTCCGGGCCAGCAGGGGCGTAGGCTGGCTGCGTGCCGTCGAGGTTCATGCGGACCCGCCATGCCCGCAGCGGGCAGTTGACCGACTCGAGGTAGGCGGCGCGCTCCATTGCTCGGCGGTACTCGATTGGATCAACGAAGTAGTAACGATAGGATTCGTTACTCGTGCGGGTGGCAAGCCTATCAATTGGCATGGGCCACCTCGCACGCAACACCTAGGTATGGCGGCCACCCGGACTGGCCGTAGGTGGCCTTGTAGATGGCCGTCATGCTGCAATACTGGGCCGTCTGGTCGTCCGTGTTGCCGCGCTCAAGATAGGCGCTGGCGGCAACTGCTGCGACTATTAAAAATACTTTCATGTCTTTACTTTCCTTTTTCTTTTTGGTGACACACTCGACCCTCGGTCGGGGTTATCGTCCAGCCCTTCGCGCAAACCGTCGGCGTGACCGTCGGTGTAGCCCTTGGCGTAACCATAGCCTTCGGCTTTGTCGAACCTATCTTCAATCTCGTCAATTACAACACTTGTTAGATTGTATATTCCCAACACATACTGCTTTAAATCGTACAACACGTTCACTCTGGTTCCTTCTTTGTCGGCGATCATGTCTTATCTCCTATGAATTTCTGGTCGTCGGGGAGACTGCGCGTCCATTTCGGCCCGCGCCTCGCGTTCGTCCTTTAGCTCGTTCATTTATCCGCTCCCGTTGATTCGTGGAAAGTCACAATTTGCTTTTTAGCGTCTTCGCAGCCCTTGCCTACGATCACCTCATGGCCAATGCCCGATAGGTAAGCCAGCCAGTCCTTCTGCTCGGCCGACACAACCCCGCCCCGCTCGCGCTTCATCTCAATCCAAAGGCACCAAGCGGCTACAAACAAGTCAGGCACCCCGGCGCTAGCACCTTCTGCCTTCAGCCTTGCGGCAGTGGCTAGCCCTCTGGCGCCACCGTTCGGGATGGCGAATATCCGCACCTGGTTAAAGGTTTTTCGAAACCAAGACACCAGTTCGCGTTGTTCCTCATGCTCGGTTTTCACTTGGCAACCTCCTGTTGCGGGCGTCCGCGCCCGTCGTACTTGCCTTTCTCGGGCGCGTTGGCCGGGTGCAGCACCCACTTTTCGCCGAGAATCCCTAGCGCGTTTTGCAGCTTTTCCTGCATGGTCGGCGCTTGCCAGACAACTTCCTCGTTATCCATATGCTACCTCTTTTATCCAATCTCGCGCAATAATGCGATGAAATTTCCCGTCACGCTTGTAATTTATCACACTTGGCGCTGCACAAGCATTCAGCTTCTCAACTATCTCATCCAGACTTAGCTGCCCAAGCCCCTTGCAGTCAGCCCCGCAGCGAGCCGCGATGGATGCCAGCTCGCGCATGGCCTTGTCGCCGGCATAGCCTAGGTGCGTGATCGCGAAATACTCAGTGATGGCCTGCTCGCTTAGGCCACCGTAATAGCTCACCTTGAGCATGTACTTCCCGCTGGCTTGCGAGACATGCACCCGCCACATCCAGTCTGTGACGCGCATCTCGCTATAGCCTTCGAGGTTCAGAATGTCCTCGTTGTGAAGTTCCAATTTTTTTATTTTTGGCGGCGGGAACTGATACCCGCATGCCGGGCACTCCCGCGCTGATATGCCCACCAGTTCGTGACACTCCGGGCACCCCTTGACCGGCTTCTCGCCTTTGCCGGCTTTTTTGACCCCTGGCACAATCTCAGTAATCGGCCCGTGCTGGGCTACGACCCCCGCAAAGTCCATGACTAGGCAATGGTCGGTGTGGGATTTAATCCGCATTCCGCGACCGGCCATCTGGACGTACAAGCCCTCGCTCATCGTGGGCCGCAACATGGCAATGAGGTCAATGTCGGGGTAATCGAACCCGGTGGTGAGCACGTTTGCGTTGGTCAGTGCTCGGATCTTGCCGGCCTTAAAATCCTCCAATATCTGCTCACGCTCATCCTTGGGCGTAGTCCCTACCACACAGGCCGCGGCTATCCCTCGGCGTATCAGCACGTCCCGAATGTGCGTGGCATGTTGGACCCCGGCGCAGAAAAACAGCCAAGCCTTGCGCTCGCCAGCGCGGGCGATGACTTCATCTACTACGCCGACGTTCTGGTCTTCCGTGTCTACCGCTGCCTGTAGCTCACTCTCAATGTACTCGCCACCGCGCTGATGCACGCCTTCCACGCTCAACTCGGTATCGGTTTGCTTGCTACGCAATGGCGCTAGGTAGCCGCCCTCGATCAATTCTTTCAGTTTCACCGGTTCGATTAGCGCATCAAATAACCCGCCGTTCTGGGTGATGTAGCCGTGGCCTAAGCGGTATGGCGTAGCCGTTAGGCCGATGACCCGCAGCTTAGGGTTAATCTCCAGCAGTTCAGCCAGCAGAGTGCGGTAGCCGCCCTCGTCCTTGGTCGAGATCAGGTGGCACTCGTCAATAATTGCGATGTCAATAAAGCCAATGAGGTCAGACTTTGTGCGAAGGCTTTGGATCCCACCAAAGGTAATGGCCTCGCCCAAGTGCTTCATTCCCAGCCCCGCCGAGTAGATGCCCAGCGGTGCATCGGGCCAGTGCAGGCGCAGCTTCTCAGCGTTCTGGGCGATTAGCTCCTTCACGTGCGTCAGCATTAGCACTTTAGTCTCTGGCCAGTTCTGGATTGCCTCCTTGCACAGGGCCGCGATGATGTGGCTTTTGCCTGACCCCGTGGGCAGGACTAGGCACGGGTTGCCGGTTTTGTTTTTCTCGAACCAACTGTAGAGCTGGTCGAGGGTGCGTTGCTGGTAGTCACGGAGTTTCATTTAATAAACCCCATGCTGTTGCAGCCACTGCTGGTACTTGTCCATTTCCAATGGCCTTAAGTCTGTCCACCCGAGCGGCCACCCCATGAGCCACTCGACCCACGCCGGGTTCAGCGGCATCCGCTGGATCTGTGGCCCACCAATTGCCACTGCATTTAAAGTTGGCGTGTTCAACGTAAACTCCGCCGGGTAACCCCCTTCCTTTGAATTGTGCGCTGTCGGAGTTGGCCAATTCTTCACCATTGTCGCTAATCCGTCCCCACTGGTTGCGCTCAACCCCTTGCGGTTGTAGTTTCCGCACATTGTCGGCGTTGGAAGCTTCCTGCTCTTTACCTGTTTTGGGCGCGTTACAGCCCCCCGTATGCGAGGGTGATTGTTTAGCCCAATCTGGCCATAGTTGGCCGTTGCTGGAATTTTCGACCCCTCTGCTGCCGTGGGCGTTGGCCACAATCCAAATTCTGTCTCTTTTATGCGGTGCACCAACGTCTGCTGCCGATACGACACCCCATTTTGCATCAAACCCCAGCGCGGCCAGGTCCCCGAGAACTCTGCTAAGTCCTCGAGTAGTGAGCATTGGGGAATTTTCCACATAAACGTATTGGGGTCGAACTTCGCCAATAATTCGCGCCATGTGGTGCCACATGCCTGATTTTTTGCCGTCAATTCCGGCTCTATTTCCCGCTGAACTGATGTCTTGGCACGGAAACCCGCCAGATACCACATCAACAATTCCTCGCCAAGGGTGGCCGTCAAAGGTTTGAACGTCATCCCAAATCGGGAAAGGCGGGAGAATTTGGTCATTTTGTCGGGCGGCAAGTACGCAAGCTGCGTAGGGTTCCCACTCAACAGCGCAGATGGTTCGCCATCCGAGCAAATGTCCTCCGAGTATGCCGCCACCAGCGCCTGCGAATAAAGCCAGCTCATTTTTTTTCATCCCACTATCCGTCCGTCAAACTCTTGACGCAACGCAAGCATTGCCTCACTCGGGTGCGCGCAAGCCTGCGGGTTTGCCACCAGTTCTTTCGAACCGTAGACGCCATCACCGGCCTCGCCATTCCGCACGGCCACCCCGTCAATTAGGTAGGTGGCTTCGTCATCTGTCCCTGACGCCATCATCCACGGCACCATGTCGGGGTGCAGCACATGGACTTCACAGCCGATTTTCTGAAACTCCACCGGTATTTCGTTGTCCTCATGCCGGCCACATGTCAAAGCACCATTGTTTGCAGGGGTTGAATGCGCGCAGGTGCGGCAGTTGACCTGCTGAGTGGGTTTCTTGGCGTGGCACATGTCGAACGCGGGGCACCACTTGCACTGATACCAGCTAGGGTCGGTGCTGACGCCTGGCGGTATCCTATCCGCACGGACAATTCGATTGGCTTTGTCCAACAAATCGTTAGCCGCTGCCGCATCAAAGCGCACCCGCTCTGTGTAAACGCGGTCGTCATCCTTGCAGACGGCGTAGTACAAGGCGCGGTCAATGCCAGTGCCTAGCATGTAAAGCTGGCACTGCGCCCAGTGCATTGACTTGCTCTTGAGCAAACCGTCTTTCACTAGGGCGTCAAAGCTCTTTTTGCTGTGCGTCTTGATTTCGAGCACATGCTGTTTGCGCTCGTGCCCCGGCAGGCCGGACGTAATCACGCCGTCGAGACTGCCGCCAACATGTGGCGCCAACTCAACCCGGCGCTGGTTATGCTGCCCGCCGTGGCTGATGGTGCAGCCAGCGGCCAGCAAGTCAGCAATGACGGTCGCCTCCTCATTCTGGCCGCGCCGGAACAGGCGCAGCAGGCGTCCTGAGTGTTTCTCGATAACCGCCCACCGGAACGATAGCCATAGCCACCGCTCGCAGTGATGGCCAATGACTGAGCACCCGAGGTGCTGGCGCGGGCCGTCTTGCTTCGCCTCGTGGGCACGGTCGATTGCGGCGACTATGCCGGCGTTCGGATCTTCGATAGCGGTCATCGCGGCAACTTCCACGCCGCTTCAAAACCAGCCTTGTAACCGCTGCGGTAGTTGTCAGCGGCGGCATTCTCGCGCTCAACCTGCGCCGCATTCGCGGCCTTGCGCCGCTCGAATTCTTCGTCAAGGCGCACCGATTCTGCGCGTCGGATTTCGTCTTGCAACGCCCATAGTTCGCGTTGGCGAAAACGTAACAGGGCTTCTTTAATTTCTGGATGCATTTTTGCTGTCTCAGTTAGGTGCCCGAAGGCACCTTTTGATTGACTGGGCTGGTAACAAGCTTAGGACTTACCAACTATTTCCAAGGCGCGTTCGCGGCCACCTTCGGCGCTGGCGCTGGCGCGCTATGGTTTGAGGCGCGGAAGCCTTTCACTTCGTTGCTGACTCCCCACTGCGGGTCATCACGCACGGACAACTTAATCTCGAGCACCCCGCCGACAAGCTGGTCGGTGTCCTGAATGGTGGGTAATCCAATCGCCCGCATCAATTCCCCGAGCTGCTGCCGGCCTATCTCCTGCGCCTTCTCCGAAGCGTTCTTCAGGTTCAGGTTGCCAAACACCACCCGGTTAGCGTGTTCGCCGCCCACCAAGTCATAGCGCACCTTGATGTATTGGCCGTTGCCGGCCTTGGTCTGCCGGACCTCGGCGCTGTGGATGGTGCTGAGATACCAGCCTGCCGGCACTGGGGCGAACTCGGTGCGGCCAGTAGGTGCGTCAGCCGCGTTAAAAGTTTCGATAAAAGACATGTCTATTCCCTCTCTGAGATTTTAAAGCTAGGCCGGTTAGGCTTAGTCGTGATGGCCTGCGCAAACAGGCGAGAAACTTCTGGGTCTAAGGCGTTCCATGCCTTCAAATTCACGCTGGCTTCCCATCGGAACACCACTGGTAGCAAGGGTTCCAAGCCGTGTTCGGCGCTGATAACGCCCACCATCTCGTGATCAACCTTGCGTGCGATGCGCTGCACGACCCGGCAGTCATACTTGCCTAAGGCGTACTCCATGGTGCCATCCATCGCTGAAGGCTTGGCGTCAAAAATGGCGTTAAGCTTGTCTTCAACTGCGCGCCTGGCGTCAATTGCCTTGGTTTCAACCGCCTTCGCAGCTAACCAAGCCTCAGCCAACGCTTCGACTTTTTCGGTAATCATGGCGTGCCCCTTATTTTCTTGATCATCGCGCCTAAATCAGGCGGTTCGAGCCGGTCTAGGCGACCAGAGCGGTCCTTAGCGAGCCACAGGGAGTCTGGCTGGCAGAGCAATTCCCGGCGAAGCACACCTTCTGCGTTTTTCTCAATCCGCAAGGCCAAAACCTCGTCAAAAAAGTAGGGCAGTGACTGCGCTAGTTTCTGCCCCGGCATCCCGGGGCTATAGGTAATGCGGCCCATCTCATCAGCGCCTTTGTCCAGCTTGGCGATAAACAGGACGTGCAACGGCAGGTCGCGAAAGGCGCGGATAACCTCGCCCATAACCGTGCCCAACTGGCCGTATGCCGCACGACCGTCTTTAGTCTTAAGCTGCTCCTCCCCGAGGCAAACCTCAGCTATCTCGCTAATCGAGTCTAGGCAAATAGACTCAAAATGCTTCGCCTCTTGGCTGCTCACAAGCCATTTGTAGGCCTCTCTAAGGTCGCCTACGCTGTTTACCTCGATATACTGTAGGTCTAGGCCCTGAAGTGATAACAAGCCGCTCTCGGCGCTCAGAATCAGGGGCGTTGGCATGGTGCCGACCAACGTGGTTTTTCCCGTCCCGGCCGCGCCGTACACCAACGTCTTGACGTTGGCCACGGCCACCCCGCTGGTGCTTTTGAGGTTAATGGCCATAGTTGGCAATCCATAGGGCTTTGGACAGATTGCGCAACTCGCGCTCAGCGTCACGCGCTTCGCCAAACTTGCAAAGTGACCAAGCGTCCTCCGCAGCCTCGATTGCGTCAAACAGGTTGTTGATTGCTTTCTCAACGCCGTCCATAGCCTTTTCAGCGGCTGTCCACTCGGAAAGGTCTAGCTTTGCTAATGCTTCGGCGCTCATAACGCCACCGCCCGCACGCATTTGCCGGTGTAGTAGAACTGGCCGATGCTTTGCCACCAAGCGTCATGCTTACCAGACTTAACAACATTTAAGGTGTATTTGCCGCCGCGCTGGCACGCCCACCGCTTGGCCTTGGCCAAGCTGGCGGCATCGGGGTTCTTGATGCCCCAACTTTGATAAAAGGTGGTGCTGTCAAACTCGCAGCCTTCTGGATTAATAAGTGTCGCGCTAATAATCATGGTCTAAATCCTCAGTTGTAGCCGGTCATGGATCCGCTCGGCGTTGTTGAATCATGCGCCCTCGAAAATTACTTTGCAACGCTTTTTTTCATCGGATTGAAAAAAGATTGCACGCGCATAAAAAAAGGCTACGATGCAGGCTCATTACAACCGTTTGGAGTACTAGCATGCTTACCTTAGATCAGATCCGATTGATCCTCGCAGACCGCAATGCGAGTGCAGTCGCGCGCAGTTGCGGCCTTGGAGTTCGGAAAATTCTGGCCGTTAAGGCTGGTCGCGGGAACCCGTCGCACGCCACAGTCATCAGGATTATCAAATACTTGGAGGAAAAAGAGCATGACGCCGCTTGATGCTGCGTTACGCTATGTGTCGTGGGGCTGGGCAGTCTTGCCAATCCAGCCTAATAGCAAGCTCCCGGCGTCAGCACACGGGGTCAAAGATGCGTCAACTGACCCCGCGCAGATCCGCGCTTGGTTTGATGGGCGTCCCGATCTAAACGTTGCTGTCGCGGCGGGCAGGGCTAGCGGCCTAATTTGCTTCGATATTGATCCACGAAATTCGGGGGACAGTTCGTGGGGCGCGTGGCTGGCGATGCATGGGGGCCATAATGATGGCCCGCACGCCCTGACGGCAGGCGGGGGGTCGCACTTTCTGGCCCAATACGATCCAACCTGGCGCTCATCCAAGCTAGCCCAAGGCGTCGACCTACTCAGCGACGGCCGGTATTTTTTGGTATGGCCTAGCCAAATTGGGGGCAAAAAATACGAGTGGGAAGCTAGCTCAGATCCCAGCGATGGCATCGCGCCTTTTAAAATCCCGCCAGCATGGTCGGCGGCCTACGCTGCGCAAGCGGCTAAAAAGCCCGCAAGCACTGGCGATGGCGGGGGGTTGTTGCCAGTTGGCTCTCGAAATGCTGGGCTGGCTGCGCTCGCGGGTGCAATGCGGCATCATGGGCTGGGACAGGCTGAGATATTGGCGGCCCTAAGCGTGGCCAATGAGCTTAGGTGCAATCCGCCACTGCCTAGCAGCGAGCTATCGCAGATCGTGGACTCGATTTGTCGCTATCAGCCAGACACTGACACCGCGCTGGCTGCAGCAATCGGCGATGCGGCAGCCGAAGCTTTATCGATCAAGCCACCCCCCAGCGATTACCACCTTGAGCAGGCGAGCGGGTGGTTATCGCAGCCAGCCGCCCCCCGATGGTTGGTGCGTAATTGGCTACCAGATAGCGGGTTGGCCATGCTTTTTGGCCCGTCTGGCGCTGGTAAAACCTTTGCGGCTCTATCTATGGCGGCCAGCATCGCCAGTGGCAAAGCATGGCACGGCCACAAGGTTGCCCAAGGTGCTGTCATTTACCTAGCGGGCGAGGGCCATTACGGTTTGCGCATGCGCGTTGCAGCATGGGCGCAGCAACACGGCCCGGAGGGGCTAGAAAATTTGTATATCAGTAACCGGGGGATAGACCTTGACGCGCCACAGGCGGCCGCTGAGGTTATACGCGCGATTAAAGAACCATCGCCCGATAGGGTGGCGCTGGTCGTGGTTGATACTTTGGCTACCCATTTCGGGGGCGAAGAAAACAGCGCACGCGATACGCGCCAATTACTATCGGCGGCCCAAGTTATCGGGCGCGCCTACGGGTGCGTGGTGTGTCTCATCCACCACACTGGCCTAGGGCCAGCCGATAGGGCGCGAGGGTCTAGCAGCCTCAAGGCGGCCATGGATTGGCAGATGCTATTAGCCAGCGCGGATGATCAGATCACTCTGTCATGCACCAAAGCAAAGGACAGCGAACCACCCCAGCCTCTAGCCTGCCGATTGCAGCGCGTTACCCTCACTGGCTGGCAGGATGAGGATGGCGAGGAGGTTTCGGGCGCGGTGTTTGAAGTCATTGGCCATGCCGACCCCAAAACCAAAGCGAAAAAAGATAAGCCACCATCTAAGCATGCCAAAAATCTAACGTTGCTTGAAGCAGCCTGGCGAGCGGGGGGGTGCGCGCTGGGGGCCGATGGGCGGGCTGTGGTGGCGAGGCAGGCGATGATCGACACGTTGCTGGCGGAGGAGTATTCAACACGATCAGCTAGCGAGATGGTTAAAAAATCCGGCACGCTATCTAGTGCACTGGTGGCGGCGGGCGTGATTGAGCTAGGGGACGCAATCTGGACTGTTTGCGATGTTGGATTAGCAGGATCGTGGGCGTTGCAAATAGGGAAAAAAAATGACGTCTAGTGTCGCGCAATGAATTTTTGTTGCGCGCAATAACAATAATTGCGAGGTGGCAAAGGCGATGGCGCACGCGCAATAAACGCCCCCTTACTATAGTAAGGGCGTATTGCGTTGCGTCGTTGCGCGTCAGTTTATGCGTTAAAAAACGCAATAAATGCATGATGAAATTTAAAATCGTTGCGTGGTGGGATTAGATTATTTTTAAATCGTTGCGCTAGCGGTTCAAAAAAAAGCCCCTCGAAAGGGGCTTTATATAGGGCTGGTGAATGTCTAGTGCAGAAAATAGTACAAGGCCGGCATCATCAGGTAGGTGATGAAAAGCACATGGACTAGGATTGACTGCCACAGGGCAACTTTGGGGCGGGTGGTCATGCGCCTAACCCCGCATTCTGGGCGATCGTGGGGTGGTTAGTTTTTAGCCACTTGGCAAACTTCAAAGTCTGCGCTGCTTTGGCGTAGCTATTCGGCCATGCACGCGAGGGTGCGCGGATATCGTCAAAGTAGCCCGCGATTGCTGGTATGGGATACCAGCGGTTGCCGTTGTCGGTTTTTCCAAGGTTGCGCAGGGACGTCCAGTCTAGCTTTTTCATTGTCAGATCCTCAGATTAGCCCCCCGTGGGGGGCATGTTGATTAGTTACGGGTGAGCGTACGTGCGTGCTCAGTGGCCAGTTGCTCGCCTAACGAGCCGGAGCCGAATCGAGCCGCTGGCCAGTCGCGGCGTTCGACCAAACCGCCGGAATCTGAATCGTGGTACCGGCACCACCAGTGGCCATCATCATCAGATTGGCCGATGGTGGCGTGCATGCCGAATTCAGTGTCGAAAAAGGTTTTGGTCATTGTCAGATTCTCGGTTTGCCTAGCCCTTGGTGGGCTAGGCGTTGGTTGGTAGGTTAGGCCGCTATTGCACTAGCTTTCCGCTTAGAAGCCCCGTGGGCTGGGAACACGGGGATGACGCGGGTTTTAGCCTGACTGATTCGCCCCATGTTTTGGCACAATCGGCACGTATTGCACGTCGTGCTGCGGCCTTTGATGGTAGCTGGGCACTGGACGCCAATGTGGCCGCCATCAAGCTTGCGTGTTCCGATCCAATCCATGGGGGCGACTGACGCAACGTCAAACCCCATGCTGGCCAGTTTGGCCGCGTGCTTGGGGCTGTTGGCGCTGACGTTGATGGCGAAACCAAGCTTTATTGCGTCGCGGATGACTGCCCGATTGTGGCGTGCTATCGCACGACGTAGGGCTGGATTAGTGGTGGCGCGCACATCAGCGGCACGAACCGGGTAATGACAGAACGTAAACCATTTTGCTTTGGCTTTCTTGTTCGCTTGAGCAAGGCGGATTACTTTCTTTCGGTCTAGCTTATCTTTCTTGCCCGGCAAGTCTCCCGCAATATTCCAGCGGCCTAGCGTGTTTTCTGGGGTTGATTCAACAAATTTAATCGCCTGGGCGAAACTTCCGCCCGTTTCGTGGCGCGAAACGGCGCGAAAATGCATCGCGACGTTGCCGCCCTCGGCATAGCAGCCTTTGCCCCAAAAAGGGCAAGCATCAGGGCAAGTTTTGTGTTCCGAGTAAGTGGCCGGGATGCCACCTAGCTTTGATGCGCGTGAGAGGGTGATCGTGTGTACTTGTGTCATTTTCTCGTTCTCCAGGTTGCCCCCCGAAGGGGGCGGTTTGGTTTAGATGTTGAGGACGCGAGCGTCATTTAATGCTTTGAGCGCGGCACGCATCGCGCAATCAAATTGCGCCTCAGCTTCGGCTGAGGCTTTGTTTTTCTCTTCGCGCGAGAGCGAATTGGCGCACGCGCAAAACATTGCAACTGCGTATTGTTCATCTGCCGCGTGTTCTGCTGCGTCGTAGGCTTCGCAAACTAATTCAAATGCTTGTTCTTGATTCATGCTTGCTTCACTCTTTAATGGCGTTCGGAAAATCCGGCTGCTGTGGGACTATAAGAACACAAGTAATTTTCGCTTGCAAGCGGTTTGGGTAAATAATTTACACTTTCGCTCGATTTGATTTGGTGGGGTGATGGGGGCTAAAATTATTTGCCACAATAAAAAGAGTACGCCCAGATGACTTTACCGGCACATGCGCCCACGGACATCACACGCAAGCAGGCGCAGCAGGCAGCAGGCTTTGGGCTGCCGCAAGATCAGATAGGCGCACTGCTAGGCATTAGCGATGTCACCCTGCGCAAAAATTATCCCGAGGAACTGGCGCTTGGTCGCGCTATGGCCAGTGCTGCTGTAGGTGAGTCTCTCTTCCGGCGCGCTATCAGCGGCGAGGACACTACTGCCGCGATATGGTGGAGCAAGTGCCAGATGCGATGGTCGCCGCCTCCCGCTCTCGTAGAGGTGTCTGGACTAATCAGCATCAGCGCAGCCCTCGAGTCTGCTACTGCTCGCTTGGTCAGCGATGCGATAGATGGCGAGTGTGAGGATGTGCCAGAATCCTGAGCAATATCAATGACTTGCAGTCAGTCAGCGTGAGCGAGTGCAGTGCAGCATGAGGCCCCCGGGTAGGGCCTTGGCAGGGCCGTGACTGTTACAGTAGGCCCCACACAGAATTTTTTTTTTAAATTCGATAAACTAAAAAAATGCCAACTAACAATCTATCGCCAAAAGCCAAAAACAAACTAGGCATCGCCAGTTCGATTCCGCCAAACATGGCCGAACGGTTTGGCGCTGCGGTGTCGCCATATCTGCAAGGCGCGCAAGCGTTGTTTCCGCCAACCAACCCATACGGGCAAGTGGTGAGTAATTTCTTGCTAGGCCAAGCCCCACAAGCCGCCCAACAGATGGCGGCTGGCTATCCTAATGTGCTGTTCAACACCAGCAACCCGCTAGGTGGCAATCGGATTGTCAATCCGGTGGCGCTGGACATGGCGTTTGCTTTGCCAGTGGCCACGGGTCTTAAGGGCGCGGGAGCACTGGCTAAAAGCGCCCCATTGGTTGGGGGAATTACCGCATGGCACGGCTCGCCGCACTTATTCCCGCCTACCCCCCTAAATGACCTCGGCGAGTTTAATGCTGCCAAGATAGGGAGTGGGGAAGGCGCGCAGGCGTATGGGCATGGGCACTATACGGCGGAGGCGCGGGGGACGGGGGAGGGGTACAGAAGACAACTATCTGGAACTGTTCAACGTCCTAATGTTGAGTACAAGGGGAAAAATTATTTAAGTGGGCATATTAGTGGAATTGAAGGGCAGGCCGTTTCAACAATCGCAGATGCTTTGGCAAAAGATATACCAATTGCAGATGCAATTAAACAAGCAAGGGAAATAGCTAAAGCAAGATTTGCGAGGGATGTAAAACAAGTTCGCTCTGCGGGAATGGGGGTAGATGAGTTTTTGCAATCTCCCGAAGAGTACAAAGCACTTCTCAAGCAAATAAAAGCTACAGATCCGTCTAGCCTTAAACGTATTGGCGATCCTATAGATTCGGGCCACCTCTACAAAGTAGACATCCCCGACGAGCAGATTGCTCGCATGCTGGACTGGGATAAGACGTTGAGTGAGCAGAGCAAGCATGTGCGCGATGCGCTTGCAAAATCAAAAAACAAGCAAGTTAGCGCCATGCTTGAATATGCACAAACCCCATATTCTGCCGATATTGGCGGCGAAGCTAAAACTATGGGGGAAGCATTCCGATTGCTTAACCTAAATTTACACGGCAGATCAGCGGCAGATTCAGCGAAAGCGTCTGCATTGCTTGCTAAACAAGGCATCCCCGGCGTTCGCTACCTAGACGCTGGTTCACGCGGGGCCGGAGAAGGAACCTCCAACTTCGTCGTCTTCCCCGGCAACGAAAACATGATGACCATCTTGGAGCGCAACGGGCAGGCTAGGAGCGTGCCAACCCAAGCAAATACACTTAACTCACGCCAAATACGCGAGCTAATTGATAAAAATTCTCCAAACGAATCGTTAGACTTTGACGCGTTGCGCTCGGCTATTGGCGGCAATTCTTACGAACTTACAAATTACGATATTAGCAAACTACACGCAGGCGATTTATCGGTAGACGCCAGCAAAGCCATGCCGTCAAAAGGGGCTATCGTAATTGGCAAGGATGGGGAGATTATTGATGGTAGGCATCGTGCAGCATTAGCCAAGAGCGCGGGAAATACCCACATACAAGCCTATACCCCTGTGGCAGCATCCCCCGAGTCCCAAGCCATCGCCCGCTACCGCGAGGTCAAAGGGCCTAAGTCAGTGGTTAGGATGGAAGCAGCACTTCGCACAGCTGGCGTGCCACTGCCTAAGAACGAGCCGGTGGCGTACATTCAGCGTCTTGTCGATCAAGCGCATCGGAGGAATTAGGCTTGCAAAAGCCCATATACAGCGCCGCTGACGAGCAGACTCTGATGTCACGCATCTGGTCGCCGCAGGTTAAGGACGATCCTGAGGCGTTTGTGCTGTTCTCGTTCCCGTGGGGCCAAAAGAACACCCCGCTGGCAAAGTTCAGCGGGCCGCGGGCTTGGCAACGCGAACTGCTGCGAGACCTAAAGGCGCACATCAAGAAAAACAACGGCACGCTGACCATGGACACGCTGCGCTCGGCCATCGCCTCGGGCCGCGGCATTGGTAAATCTGCCATGGTGAGCTGGTTAATTCTGTGGATGCTCTCCACGCGCATTGGGTCGAGCGTAGTGGTCAGCGCCAACTCCGAGGCCCAGCTACGCTCCGTCACTTGGGGCGAATTGGCCAAATGGTCAGCGATGCTGATTAACTCCCACTGGTGGGAGATTAGCGCCACCAAGCTGGTGCCCGCTGTGTGGCTCACAGAGCTAGTTGAGCGTGACCTAAAGCTTGGCACGCGCTATTGGGCGGCCGAGGGCAAGCTGTGGAGCGCGGAGAATCCCGATTCCTACGCCGGCGTGCACAATCACCAGGGCATGATGCTGATATTCGATGAGGCGTCCGGTATCCCCGACCCTATTTGGTCGGTAGGTTCCGGCTTCTTTACCGAGAACATTCCAGACCGCTACTGGATGGCGTTCTCTAACCCGCGGCGTAACACCGGTTATTTCTTCGAATGCTTTAACGCCAAGCGTGAGTTTTGGAAGACCAAGCAGGTTGACGCCCGCACGGTCGAGGATACCGATAAACAGGTCTACGAGCAGATTATCGCCGAATACGGCAAGGACTCCTCCGAGGCGCGAATTGAGGTGTATGGGGAGTTCCCGACCGAGGGCGAAGACCAGTTCATCTCGCCCCAACTGGTCGATGACGCCTTTGCCCGCGACAAGTACAAGGACGAAACCGCCCCTCGCGTGATGGGCATCGATCCGGCGCGTGGCGGCGCCGACTCCACCGTGATTGTCGTGCGCCAAGGGCGGGACTTAATCTCAATCAAGCGATACCACGGCGAGGATACGATGGCCATTGTCGGGCGTGTCATTGACGCGATGGATGAGTTTAAGCCCACTATGACCGTGATTGACGAGGGCGG